AGCTACTTATTTTGCACAATATGATGATTATAATGTTAGAACTGGTAAGAATATTTATGTAGCTTTAAGTGGTATTAATCCAAATTACCAATTATTTAATAATTTAACATATGGTAATATCTTCCAACGCTACTTGAAAGCATCTTACACTAGTTTAACTAAAGTATATAATGCCAATACACAAGGTCAATCAACTTATACTATTAGTGGTATTTATCCTGGTGATATTGTAGATATATCTAATATTTATCTAACTAATTTTAATAATATATATGTAGGAACAAATAAACCAGTTTATATATCTAATGTCAATCTAGTAGGTGCAAATTACTTTAACTATGTAATTGATTCTTCTGGTATTGCAACAAATAATATTATTACACCAGCAACATTAACATCTAATTTCTATAGTTTAGGTAAAGTGTATAATAGAAATAGTTATGCACCAGTAGCATATAATATTTCTGGTTATTTTGCAGATGATATAGGTTACCTTGATATAAGTGCTATTTGGATGGCTAATTATAGAAATGTTAATGTTGGTAACCAATTTATTGATATATCAAATATTAAATTATACGGTCCACTAGCATATAATTATGTAGTTTCCAATTATAGTACTATTTCAGGACCAATTAGTCAACGCTACTTATATACTACTGGTATTGATAAGAATTATGATCGATCAATATTAGCTAATGTATCTATTAGTAATATAGTTGGTAATGATATTGTAACATACTTTGCTCAATATGATGATTATAATGTTGGTACTAGTAAGAATATTTATGTTGCTATATCTAGTATTTTAATAAATCAAATACCATTAGATAGAGATAGTTCAATTGTAATGTATTATAAATTTGATTTAGCAGATGAAATTAGTAATACTGTATATAATTACGCAACATCAACTTATTCTGGTGCATTAGTAAATGGTGCTATTGTATCATCAGCAATGTATGTACTTGGTAACGCATCATTATATTTCAATGGATCATCATATATAAATTTAGGTGGTAATAGTATTAATAATAGTAGTATTTCTATTGCTTTCTGGCTACAATCTAATTCTACAGCATCCAATCCAATTATTTTATCAGGTTCTGATTCACCAAATCCAAGTGGTACAAATAATGGTAATATTTATCAAATATTATTAAGTGGTGGAACATCAACATCAACATTAGTATTTAATGGTATATTAGCTAGCGGTATTTGGAAATTCAATTGGAATACAGGATTAGTTATTAATGATAATGTAATGCGCCATATTGCTTTTGTTGTTACATACAATTCATTATCTTATTGCAATTATCAAGTTTATATTAATGGTTTATTATCTGCAACAACATCTGGTTATTTATTCTATCCTAATAATGTATCTGTTTATAATTTCATGAGTACAGCTGGATGGTCTTATGGTGGATCAACTGGTTACTTGAAAGGATATGTTGACGATTTCCGTATGTATAATAGAGCATTGGCAGCATCAGAAGTTAATACATTATATAATTATATTTTAGCAATAACTGTAGTTAATCAAAATAATAATTATCAATTATATAATAACTTAACAACTGGTAATATTTATCAAAGATACTTACATGCTAGTTATACTGGATTACAAAAAGTTTACAATGCTAATACACAAGGACAATCAATATATAGTATTAGTGGTATTTATCCAGGTGATATTGTAGATATATCTAATATTTACTTAACTAACTTTGCTTCAATTTATGTGGGTACAAATATACCAGTTTATATTTCAAATGTTACATTAACAGGTGCAAATTATTATAACTATATTATAGATGCTTCTGCTATTGGAGTAAATAGTTTTATAACTCCTGCTTTAGTAACAAGTAATTTCTATGGTTTGGGTAAAACATATGATAAGACAAATTTTGCACCAGTATCTTATAGTTTAAGTGGTTATTTTGCAAATGATATATATTATATTGATATAAGCCATATATGGATGGCTACTTACAGAAATGTCAATGTTGGTCTCAACTATATTGATGTAAGTAATATTAAATTGTATGGTTCATTAGCTTATAATTATGTCATTTCTAATTATAGTACAGTATCTGGTCCTATAACACCTAAATATGTAATTATTAAAGGTAATGATAAGAACTACGATTCTACAACTGTTGCTACATTAACTATATCTGGTTTAATTAATACTGATATGATTTCATATATAGCCAACTTTAGTAATAAATATGCAGCTACTAATAAATTAATAACAGCCATGATATCACTATCTGGTCCAATGAATTATTTCACATACACTTATAATTTTAATAACATTACAACTTATACTAACTTATGGTCATTAAATCCATCAGTTATAATATAAATATATATAATTAAAACTTAATAGCTTTAATTATATTTAGTTATGATGCGCTTCGATGATTAAAAAATTGATAAATATTATTTATATAGTTATACTTATATAATTAAGATGAATTTTTCGGAAATAAATATCGAACAATTTATAAAATATATTATCACTTTTGATAATATTGATAATATATTAGATAGTTGTAAAACACAATCAGAACAAGGATTTATTTTTGAAAGATTATGTGATATCATTATTAAATTTGGATTTTGTGATAATTTTAAAAATTCGAATTTTAATCATTTAATTGGCAATTCTAATACTGGAAAATTAAAAATTTTAAAGAATCTTAATAAATATTTGAGTGAAAAAGTAATTAGTGGTAAGTCGGGTGGATGTTCTGATATTACATTGCAAAATAAACATGATAATACTTTTATTTTTATTAGTTCTAAATATCCTAAATCATCAAACGATATAAAAAATCAAAAATCAATAAATTACTATGATATTCAAAATATTATAGCGATGGCTACTAAAAATATTAATATTTATAAAAATTATATAATATATTTAGTTGTTCCTAACAAGAAAAAAGTTTTAAATAAAGTTAAAAATGCAAATAAATCAAGTGAGTATATTACACAACACATGACAGAAAATAATATTTTAGATAAAGATGATTTTAACAAATTTTTCTTAAAATTTAAACAAGATATTATAAAAAATGCTGATAGTGATTGGCAAACAATTTATTTGAGTGGTAAAGATAATCTAACTTTACGATTTCATCAAGAATTAATAACACAGAAAACATGTGATTTAATTGAAGAAGGAAACAAAAGTTTTTTATGGGGATGTAAATGTAGAAGTGGTAAAACTTTTATGGTTGGTAGTATTATTATTAAACAATTAAAAATTAAACATAAATTAAATGTTTTGATTATTACACCAGCTCCAACAGAAACAGCACCACAGTTTACAGATGACTTATTTAACAAATTTAAAGAGTTTGATAATTTTAAAATACATCATGTTGAGGGTAGTAAAGATTTGGACAATATTAATACAATTGAAAATAATATATTTATTATGTCTAAACAATTATTACAGAAATATATTAATAATAAAACAATTATGAAAATTAAAAATTTAAATTTAGATATAATTGGTTTTGATGAAAATCATTTTAGCGGAACTACTGATTTATCTAAAGATATTTTGAAATCATATAGTTCTAAAAATACAGTAAAAATATATTTAACTGCTACTTATAATAAACCATTAAAAGAATGGAATATTTCATCAGAATGTCAAATGTTTTGGGATATTGAAGATGAACAAATTTGTAAATCTATATTAAATGATGAAGATAATTTAGATAGATTAAAAGAAAAACATGGTGACAATTATATTAATAAAACTATTAATTATTACACTAATTTAGGTTTGTCAATAAATGATATATTTAAATGTTATGAAAAAATGCCAGATTTACATTTAATTACAAATTTATTTGATCAACAAAGATATGAAATTATTAAACAAAAATTAAATAATGAAAATAAAATGGGTTTCTGTTTTGATACTTTGTTTGGATTAAATCAAAATAAAACAAAGTTCAGTTTTGAAAATGAAGTTAAAACAATATTAAGATATATTTCTGGTTCTCATAAAGAAGAAGATGGTGAAAAAACTATTTTTACAAGAATTAATAATATATGTTCAGAAAAAGAAACACGATCACCATTTACACAAATATGGTTTTTACCATCGGATAATATAAATGAAATATCATCATGTTTAAAAACTTTAATGTGTGAAGATTTGATATTAAAAAAATATGATATCTTATGCATAAATCGAAAAAATAAAGATTTAGCTAAAGATATTAAAGATGAAATCAATAAAAAAGAGATAATTGCTAAAGAAACTGGAAAACAAGGATTAATATTATTAGCGGGTAATATGTTAACTTTAGGTATTACATTAAATTTATGTGATTTAGTAATTTTATTAAATAATACTTTATCATCTGATAAAGTTTTACAACAAATGTATCGGTGTATGACAGAATTTGGAACAAATTCGTTCATAGAAGGACAAAGTTCAAGTATGACAGAATTTGGAAAAAATTCGTTCATAGAAGGACAAAAACATAATAAAAAAATAGGGTTTGTTATTGATTTGAATATTAGTAGAGTATTAAATACTTGTGTAAATTATACAATTTATAAAAATAATAAAAGTATAGATGATAAAATAAAATATATAATTAAAAATCATTTAATAAATATTGATGTTGATATGATGTTAAATAAAAAAATTGACAGTGACTGTATAATAAAAAAAATAATGGAAGTTTGGAAAGGAGATCCAATAAATAGTTTTAGAACTTTATTAAAAAAACTAGATAATGATTATGAAGAATTTGATAACTCAATACAAAAATTAATAAATAAAACATTTATTAATTCATTAAAAGATAATAAAATAAATATAAGTATAGCTCTAAAAGATGATGATGATGAAATTCAAGAATTACCAACTGGAAGAGAGAAAATTAAAATTGAATCATCTGATGAGTCCGAAAATGAAGAAAAAGAGGGAAAAGAAACACAAATATCATTTACTAAAGATGTGTTGCCATATATAATACCATTAACATGTATATTATCAGTAAAAGATTCAAACATGGATTTTGTTAAAATGCTAAATGATATAAAAGAGAATCCAGAATTATTAGAAATATTTGATGATCAATGTTTATTATGGTGGAATAAAAAAGATTTAATAGATTTAATAAAAGATATAATAACTAAATATTTTAATAAAGATTCAAATACATATAATATAGCAATTCAATTTAAGTTATCATTACAAAGTTTAATAGATAATCCAAAAGAATTATTAGAATTAGTTAATGATTGCTTAAAACCAAAAGAAGTAGAAAAGAAAGAAAATGGAGAAGTGTTTACACCAATTACATTAGTAAATGAAATGTTGGATAAATTACCAAAAGATATATGGGAAAATAAAAATATAAAATGGTTCGATCCAGCAGCAGGAATGGGTAATTTTCCAATAGCAGTTTATCTAAGACTAATGGAAGGATTACAAAATACAATTATAGATACTAATGAACGAAAAAAACATATTTTAGAAAATATGTTATATATGTGTGAATTAAATAAAAAAAATGTATTTGTATGCAATCAGATTTTCGATATAAATAATGAGTACAAATTAAATTTATATCAAGGCGATACATTAGAATTTAATCCTTTTGATGTATTTAAAGTTAAGAAATTTGATATTATATTAGGAAATCCGCCTTATAATAAAGGTGGTATAAGATCCCATACAGGAAAACAGTTGGGTGATAAAAATGAAACTATTTGGACTAAGTTTATTGAAAAAGGCTTTAAATGGTTAAAACCAAATGGATATTTAGCATTTATAAATCCACTAAGTTGGTTAAAAAAAAGTCATTCACTACATAATCTAATGTTAGAAAAACATATTATATGGATGAAATTATGGGATAATATTAAAAGTTTAGCAACTATTAATGGAAAAATACCAATATCTTTATTTGTATTACATAATAAATTAAATACAGATAAAATAAAAACAGAAATTATAAGTGAAGTTCAAAGTAAAAAATTAACAACAACATCAAATGAATATTTAAATCCAAAATATTCAATACCATTAGCATATCACAGTATATTTAATAAGCTAATAAATTTTATTGAAACTAAAAATTTAAAATTAGAATATAATACAAAAACAGTTAAATCATTAGGAATAAAAACAAAGATATCTTCTGAATATAAATTAGAAGATATGTTAGCAGTTGATACATATACAATTAAAGAAGGTTTAATGGTAAAAAAAGCATGTGAAGATCATCCAGATATGAATAAAAAAAAGTTAATTATAGCAAATAAATCAAGTTTTAATGGTGCTTTTATAGATGATGGTAGACTATCATTAACAGGAAATCATAAATTTTATATTATGGGTGATAATTTAGAATTAATACTTAAAATGTTGAACTATAAGATTATTGATATAATTGGTCATTACACCAAATACGGTCAAGATTTTTTAGATACTGAAGCATTTACATATTTACCAGATATTCGTAAATTGGATATTGAAGATATTAATGAAAAGCAATTTTACAAATTAATTAGATTAACACAAGATGAAATAAAATTATTTTATAAAAATTGAAAAAAAATATGTATGATATCTTTAAATGAATACACAAAATGCCGTTCGAATACGAATACGCTTTCTACGAATTTAATAAGGACACCGTTATTCGTAGTATTAAAGAACTAGGATTCAAAAAAAAAGGGAGATATCTTTTTAGAGTGCAAGTATTCAATTCGGATAAAGTGCCATATGCACGTGTTAGAGATGAAGGTTTCCGAACAACATTGACACTTAAAGAAATTGATCCAGAAACAAATTTTGAAAATGAAAAAGAAGTCATAATTAATGATTTTGATTCAGGTGTTGAAATAATGTTGACACTTGGTTGTACAAAAAAATATTATTATGAGAAAATCAGAGAAATTTGGTCATGTAAAAATGATGAAATTGTATTTGATACAAATCCTGGTGAACCAGACCGAATGGAGATCGAATCAAAAACTAACAAAAGTTTGGATAAATTAGTAAAAAAATTAGATTTAACTGATTCTATTGTGAGTAATAATTATGATATAACAGAAGAACTTTATGGTTTTAAAATTGAAAATATTAGTGATTTAAGATTTTCAACAGTAAAAAAACTTTTAGGTAAATTACCAACAAAAAATAAAAAAGAATTTAAGAAATTAATTGAAAAACAATTAATTATGTATAACAAAATTAAAAATTGAGTGTATATAAATCAATAGCCATTTATAAAAATTGTGTGCATATGAATCAATAGCCATTGATGATTATTTTATAAAAATTGAATATTACTTTATAAAATATAATTAGTGATAAAGTCATGGAACGTAAATGTAGAAGTTGCTTTTATAATTTTGAAAAGGATGCAATTATTAAAAAAATACAAGATTTAGGATTTACAAAAAAAAGTGTTCTTAATATTAGAATAATTGTTTTGTGTCATCCATCTGAGTATAAACGCGGAGCATATATTTGTATTAAAGATAAAGGTTCTCGAGTAACAATTAAATGGGAAGAAATGAGCAAGACAATTGCTCCACCAATATTAAATAAAAGAAAAATAGTAACTGATAATTCTGATAAAGCTTTTGGCATGCTATGTGCTCTTGGATGTAGATATCTGCATAGTTATACAAAAATTAGAGAAATTTGGACATTAAATGATGATGAAGTTATATTTGATAGTTGTTATCAGTGTCCTGACATAATTAAAACCAAATCAAAAGATTGGAAAACATTAGATGCTTTAGATGAACAGTTAGGATTATCTAACCATATCAGTCGATCCTTAGTAAGAGAAATACAAGGAAAAATATATTGTGAATATAAAGGCTATTTCTTAGATGAAAAGTTGAATTTATCTAACCTTTCCTTAGTAAGAAAACAAGGATAAATATAATAATATTAAAAAAATTTTTGGCAAAAAAATACATAATTGAATAACCAGGTTCAACTTTAGTATCTAATCCTATTACTTTATAGAAATTATGTAATTTTTTGCATATAAAATTTAGATTAAATTCAGCACCCCATTGATCTGAATTTTCAGTATTTGGAAATAATTGATAACACAATGGTTTATAATAAGTATATCTAGTAATAAAACTTACACTTGTAAATTGATCCCAGTCTTTTATATTTTTCGTATCAAGTGTTAATATATGTTCTCGTGCTTTTCTTGAATATATAACTGCATGAGTTCCAGCACTTATACGTATATAATAATGATAGTAATCATATGGGAAAATTAAGAACGGTAAAACACCAAGATAATAATAAAATGTTTTATTGTTTTTTTTATATAAAAAATCATTAACATTATCAACATGTTTTAAAAGATCATCAGAAAATATAAAGTCGTCTTCTAAGATTAATATATTATCAGCATTTTTACTATGATTAAAAATAGTTATATAAGAATGAACCAAGTCTCGCGCTGAATTATTTATATTAGTTTTTTTACATTTTTTGTACCCTTTATTAAAAACAATATAAACAGTTTTTGTTAAATGATATTTTTTTAATTGATTTTTTATATGTTCTAATCTTCCATTACCTTCTAAATGAATTATATAAGTTGTATCTATTGTATTTTCGAATATTGGATCATTATAAATAATTTTTTCAAATTTATAACAATTATTATTCATTATATATAATTATAATTTAAAAATATAAGTATAATAAATTATACGAATGATGATTATTATAGCAATATTATTTATCTAATATTACTATAATAATGCCAATAACAATTACACCAATTTTTAATAGTGTAAGTAAAATATATGACGGCACACCAAATATAACTATAAATGGTTATGTATTAAATGGTGTTAACAATACTGATATATCAAATGTATATATTAGTAATTACATTGCCTTATATAGAAATATAAATGTAAATAATAATATTACAATTGATATTAGTGGAATAATTTTAAGCGGAAGTGCAGCAAATAAATATACGTTAAACCGTTTTATGTACACAATGATTGGTTCAATTTATCCTAAAACATTAACAGTTAGTTTATTGAATAAATATTACGATGGAACAGATAAAGCATTACTAACAATATCTGGCATTGTTAATAATGACACAATAATTTATTCGTCCACTTATAGTGATCCATATGTTGGACTTAATAAGTCTGTTAATATAACATTATCTAATGTAATATCATTAAATGCTGATAACAATTTAGTATATTTTTATAATTTGAATACTATTGAATATAATAAATATTATAATAACGTTACTGGTTTATATGATGCTTATATTAATAATAATATAATTGTATTACCGCAACTATATATAACATCATCTACTGGAATAACTATTACTTTTTGGGTAAAATTGATTAGTATTGGTAATAGTTATTTGTTTAATTTTACTAATGGCACTTCTTCATTTTATTGTCGTTATAATAATGGTATTTTATATTTCAATATAAGTTTACCAGTTTATCAATTTTATTATATAACAAATATATCAGATACTAAAGCACATCATATTGCTTTAACAATATCATCGTCACCTACTATTGTATTATATATAGATGGTGTTCAAAAATCGGTTACTGTAACTAGTGGTTCAGTAACTTATCCTTATTTAACTACTTACACATCTAATACAATATGTTACAATCCCGGCAATTTTTATGATTTTAGATATTATAATCGCACTTTATCTTCTTTTGAAGTATCGTCATTATATAATAATAATATTACTTATTTTGCTACTAGTAATAATAATTATTATTTATTAAATAAAAATAGTGGTACATCTAATATATTAACAATATCTGGTTATAACAGTCATTATTATACTCCAATAACAAATATTAAATTTGGAATTGCATTATCGGCTGATGAATCAATTGCTGTATT